CGATAACGAATTGTTGCATGTCACGGAATTGGATTGTTCTCATTGGGGGATTACCTCGTTTGAAGGACTCAATGCACCCAATCTTACCACGCTGACTTGTTCTAATAACCACCTGACTTCCTTTCAGCATTTGAATTGTCCAGCGTTAACCACGCTTGATTGTTCTTATAACCACCTGACTTCATTTCAGCATTTGAATTGTCCCGCGTTAACCACGCTTGATTGTTCTTTGAACAAGCTGACTTCCTTTCAGCATTTGAATTGTCCCGCGTTAACCACGCTTGATTGTTCTTTGAACAAGCTGACTTCCTTTCAGCATTTGAATTGTCCTCTTTTAACCACGCTTGATTGTTCTTTGAACAAGCTGACTTCCTTTCAGCATTTGAATTGTCCTCTTTTAACCACGCTGAATTGTCCTAATAACAAGCTGACTTCCTTTCAGCATTTGAATTTTGCTACGCTTTCCAATTTAACCAAGCTGTATTGTTCTGGTAACAACCTGACTTCCTTTCAGCATTTGAATTGTCCTGTGTTAACCGAGATGCATTGTTATCATAACAACCTGACTTCCTTTCAGCATTTGAATTGTCCCGCGTTAACCACGCTTGATTGTTCTTTGAACAAGCTGACTTCCTTTCAGCATTTGAATTGTCCTCTTTTAACCACGCTGCATTGTTCTTTGAACAATCTGACTTCCTTTCAGCATTTGAATTGTCCTCTTTTAACCACGCTGAATTGTCCTAATAACAAGCTGACTTCCTTTCAGCATTTGAATTTTGCTGCGCTTTCCAATTTAACCAAGCTGTATTGTTCTGATAACAAGCTGACTTCTTTTCAGCATTTGAATTGTCCTCTTTTAACCGCGCTGATTTGTTCTGGTAACAACCTGACTTCCTTTCAGCATTTGAATTGTCCTGTGTTAACCGAGATGCATTGTTATCATAACAACCTGACTTCCTTTCAGCATTTGAATTGTCCTCTTTTAACCAAGCTGTATTGTTCTTTGAACAAGCTGACTTCCTTTCAGCATTTGAATTGTCCAGCGTTAACCATGCTGTATTGTTCTGGTAACGAATGGGAGTTTATTCCTCCACACATCAATCGACTTTTGAATACAACCAGAAACACTCAAAATGTGTACAGCGATGGGCAAAACGTGCACAACCACCATATCCAAGAAAGCATTCGCAGTTCCATCCAAGCAGTCCTGTCGAAAAAACCTTGCATCGCCGCGGAAAACCTCTACGAAACCGTTTTGGCAGACACGGTACTAACCACGTCAACCAAGGAAATATTGGTGGATTACTGCAAGGAAACCACGGTGCATTCCACGCTGCGAATCACCTTTGAGGAGTTACTTTTACATGTATTTAGTCGCATTGAAAGCAATGCAAATAAAGAGGAAATAAAAAGCGTGATGAACGCGGAAATGTCGGATTCGGTATGCAAGTGCTTCACGGGCCGCATGTCCCGTCTCATAAACTGCTTGAATGGCTTTGATGACCTGGTAAGCATTCGCATCTCGGATACGGAGCAAATTGGACAAGTCATTGGCATGATAAAAGAGCAGCTGAATGCAGCCAAAGCATATACGGTGGAAAAGCATAGGGAACTGGCCCAAAAAGAATTGGAGGCGAGAGACTACTCGGAAGAAGTCATTACTGAGTGGATTGCATTTATTGAATAAACTGAAATAATCGCACGAGTAGTGTCTGGTTTTGTTTGTTTGAAATTATCATCTGTGTTTTTTCGTAATGAAAATCGAGCTTTTTGAGGGGGTGTTTTTGGCAATAGAACTACAGAAAAAAAAAATTCAAACATGTTGATTGCATCGCCTATGTGCGCGCGCAAATGAACAGTTAGTTAGTCTCACATACGTAAAATGTAGTAGTTTTTTATTCAATAACTAACAAAACACAAAAAATAATGTAAAAAATAAAAATGATTTATTATTCGCATCAATGTTTCATAAGCAAATCAAGCCAGCACCATGCTTAAATATTTCAAACAACCCGATTTGGATGTAATCTATGCAAATACGCATACTGATATTACACAAAAATGGAAAGACGTGGACAAGATGAATGATTGCATACTCCTCCAAGCCACAAACATGTGGCAAGAATACAAGGCCAAAGTCAATCTGTATCGTACCAACAGGAAATTGCTGAAGCTGTATCAAACGCTTCGTCGCATTTTTGGTGAAAAGCTGACGCGTATGGATGTCAACAATGATAATAACATGGACAGTTTCGCCGAGGAACTCAACAACGCCGTGCAGTTGGAGCGAAATTTGATAAAAAATACAAAACAACTGCGTACCGAGTTGCTGGACGGCATTAATGTTGCCATTGGATGCATATGTTGTGTGGTGGTGGCTGTATTGTATATATATGCTAAATGGCGTGGCAGTTCAGCATAAATAAACAAAAATAAAAAAACAAAAAAAGGTTGCTGCTACTACGGCTGCTTTTGTAGGTACCAAATACCCTGTAAAAAACAATCGGACAAGTCGTCCTTTTTTTTGCACGAATGAAAAAAGTCTTTCCAGCAAGCAAGTGTGGCTTCGGTGGCAAGTAAATCTGTGCAGATGGCGACCGCCTGTTTTTTCCGCCCCTTGTAATCTTGTTTGTTTTTTTTCGCTACTGTCTCCACCAAGTCCAAGTCTGTATGTACGTCTAACAAAGGGTCATGGGCAAAATCAAAATCTTTTAATTTATTACTCGCATTAATAAATTCAACACGCACGTTTATATTTCGCATGATAAAATATTGCATCAGCATTCCCTGGACCGTTTTCATCTTGGTGGCCAGCGGACCGATTTGGTTTTCGATAATCACGTGGGTCACGTCGGTAATGCCCTCGACCTTGTCAAAAAACGAAATAATGCTGCGGCCGACAATTTGCAGCGGGACTTGGTCGCACGCCACCTTTTTTTTGGGAACATGTATTAAAAATAATCCATGGGTAAAATGGTGCGCACCTAACAAATCCATTAATTCCGCTTTTTTCTTTGCAGGAACGGAGTGGGGCACTACAACATTGTATTTTTCAATAAGAGACTGCAGGCCTTTCAAGGATTGTTTTTTTAGAAAGGCGGGTCTCAAGTCGGTTGCCGTGAAATATCGGTCCTTCTTCGCATGGGCCGTGCAAAAATAATCAAAGGATTCTTTTTCCTTGTTTAACACACGTTTATACACAGCCGCCTTGGTGCAGCGTTTCTTATTTGCATTTATATATGTGCATTGATTGGCAGCCACAATGGTTGAATCTGTGGATGTTTTTTCGTTTTCTTTTTTTTTTAAAGCAAAGCTGGATGACGCATCGATTAAATTCACAATATCCCAATGTTTCATCACGACATTCTTTTCTTGTTTTGTTAGGACGCAAAAAGAACAATTCTTGATTCCCACGTCGATACTGATGACGTTCATGTATGTTTTCATTTCGTTTATTTGAAACGTGGGATTTTATTTTTATATCGTTTTTTGCAAAATAAGTTGGTAAAGTAAAAATGAAAAAAGAAAACGACTTTTCGAAATAACACAAAAAAGGAGAAACGGAATCATTATCGGAAATCGAGACGAAAAACGAATCGCAGAAAATCAAAACAAAGAAAAATGAAGGCCTCCTTTATTAGACAAAAGTATGCGGGGGGAGTCCTTGGTCAAGGAACTCATGGAACCATTACGGTCAACCCGAAAAATGACGCACTAGTAGTAAAATCTTACACAGACGACACGACAAAACATAAATATCGCATGGGGTCGTGTTTTGTGGATACAGATGTTGCGTCCAATACATGCGGCGTGGCTAAAATGGAATACAACGTTCAAGAATATATAAGCAATCGTTTTGCCCAAGCCGACATTTCCATTGTGGTTCCATCGGTAAGTGATTTTAGCCAAAGCGCCAACAAGTGCAGTTATAGCATGGACCGCATCTTTCCACTGGACGACAATGGAATTATCATTGTCAACATGTACGAACCAAGTGCGAATCGTGTATTTAGCCATAGTGCGTCGGGTATTGAATTGGGCAGTGCAAACATCCCATGGACCGAATACGGGTACAAAGATGGAGCCGAATTTGCTTATGAATTGGGCAGTATGTTTTCCTATTTGCATTACGTCATGAACATGGACGGGTACGATTGCGAACTTCTTTTAGGTCAAGTTTTAGGCACCCCTCGTGCGTTTTTGATTGACTTTGATAAAGTGTCGTGCTTGAAATATACATTGGGTGAAACGGTACATAGAAAATTGGACGAAAGTACGTATGAGCCAAAAGAGCTGAAAACGGTGAAGAAATATGCACTGTTTTTGTTTACCGCCATGATTTCCATGTCGTTGATTCCAGTTGGAACCTTGCAGCCGTCGTTTATTCAAGGATACCAGGTTTATGTTCCTGATGGCATGAAATCGGAAATAGCTCAGCACGTAATACAGCTGATTCAAGAATATGAATGAATAATCAAAATATTTATACCGTTTTTTTGTGAAAAATGAAATAAAGTCAACACGCGATTAATATAAAGTAAATCATGTTGGTGTTGTCAGATTGTGCCATGAAAAATGAGTGCATTCGCACGCTGTATGAATTTGCGCACAATCCCATGAATTCATCGAAACAATGTTTGCGCGCCTTGCACTTTTGCGACGTGTTGAAAAAAAAAGACGTCGACTATGATGAAATTATTTTGACCAACATTGAGTTGTTGTATTATGTAGGTCGCGCATTGGAAAGCTGCGCCGATGCTCCTTACCCAGATTCTGAAGTACGCCGAGATGATATTAGATGTAGTTTAGCAAAAGTAGTGCCAGATTATCACCCACGACTGCGGTCTTATCCATCCGATGATAGTGGAGATGATGCTTTATAATCTTTTTTACTGAAAAATGAATATGTGTAACATGTGGTAAAGAATACATGGATAATAAAATATGCGAATATATAAATGAAGAGCCGCGCTCAACATAGACCCAAAAGAAGAAGAACAATGCGTTCTAAGCGAAACGGCGGATATGGGTGCGGCTGTGGGTCACAAGGCTGTCCCATTGCTCCATTTCCCATGAAATTGGGAGGAAAATGTAGCCGAACCAAGTGCAGATGCAATAAACGCGCCAAGTGCAGATGCTATAAACGCGCCAAATGCAGATGCTATAAACGCAGCACTAAACGTAGTGGTGGCGGCCATTTTTATCAGCAGGGAGCACCTGTGCCACCACCGTTTGTGGGCGAGCCATGGACGGCAACCCCCAACACGTGGCCAGGGTACGGAGCGTCCAATAACCACGGAAATCATTTTGCTCAAAACATGTATTACCAAGACCCAAAAATGATGATGAAACTGGGCGGTAAGCGCAAGCGTAGCAAAAAGAGAAGAAGAGGCGGTGCGTCGTTTCTTCAAAATGCGGCCAACAGTTATCGCGATTTAGAGTATAATTTCAAGTCGGCCTACAATGCGGCCAGCGGATACGAGCCGCCCGTGAATCCGCTCCCGTACAAGGACCAATTACAGCCTAGACAAAATTAATCAAGGTCATCATCTTTTTCCTCTGTGGAATCCATCATGTGGTTTGCCACATTTTGATTACCCTCTTCTTTTTTTTCATCCATTACATCTTTGTTAGCTGCAATTGATTCGTCGGCTTTTTCATCTATAGGTATTTCATCTATAGGTATTTCATCTATAGGTATTTCATCTATAGGTATTTCATCTATAGGTATTTCATCTACCGTGTGCGTTATATTTGGTTTCGAAGAAGTTTCTTGATTAATTTCGGGCGAAATAATCGTATCTATAGGCAAATCTTTTACATCAGGCGAAATAATCGTATCTATTTCTGCGGGGCGTTTTTGAGCAAACAAGAGGTCGTCATTGTCTTCTTTTTTCTTTTTTTGAGGGGCGGGTTTCACGAATTTCTTCCGTATGTTGTGCTGCTGCAAAAAATACATGAGCGAATGACGCACGGTCGCCACCGTGTTCATATACGTGCGGTATTTGAAACTCATCACGCTTGTGTGCGGACCAAACTGAAACGAGTGCCACCAATAGGCGGGGATAAACAGGATTTTGCCAGGCGTGAGGGCAATTTCCAGCGACTTGACGTCCGCGTTGGAATTATTGGTCCACATGTTGTGGGGCGTGCGAAACTCGAATAAATCGTAGTCGTAAATCGCGTCCAATTTGGACGTGTATTTTGGCGGCACCAGTTTGATATACACGATTCCTTTTGTACACAAATAATAATTTCGGTAGTTGAGGTCGAACCGCAAGGGAGTCGTGCAGCCCTCGGTGCCAAACAACACGTCGGTCTCGGTGCGACTGCACAACGACGGCCTCAACATGCGGTCGGATATATTTTTCAGGGCGCCCGTTTCGGCCAAAAAATCTCGGTTATTTTCGGAATAAAAACACTTGTTTAACAAAGTACCATTTCTAAGCGTAGCGGAACTAGAAGAAGTAAAAGACGAAGCAGCCATTAACTGCGTGGCGGCGGTTAAAGGCAGCGACGCGTATTCCTCGCCGTTTTCTTCTCGCACTTGAACCGAATATTGCGGATACCGTTCGTTTAGCGCATCGATATTTATTTTTTTAATAGCTGCATTCACCAGCTGGTCGTCCACGTGGTTAAACACGGTCGGCTGCCGCATGTTGCATATTTCCTCCATGCCTTCTTTGGTCGTCTCGTAGATTTCAAACAATTCTAAATCGTTGCTGGTTTTGAACTGAAACTGGATGTGGAGATAAAAGAATAAAATAATGCAAAATACGACGACGATTAAAATTGGCCGATTCATGTTTTACAGATACATGGATTATATTTTTGCGGATTTAACTTGTTTGTTAGATTGAATAAATAAAACCAATAATTACACATCAACATTACAATTAGCGTTGCACTTAGCGTTGCACTTAGCGTTGCACTTAGCGTTGCACTTAGTAAAGTCCATGATGGACGGAAACAGCGGGGCAATCGCTCGGGCGCATTCCACGGCAATCAACTGATGCTCCTTTTGCGTTCCCTCGGCGCTTCGCAGCTGGATGTAATGGATCCACGACCGCAGCGTGCCGTTCATGTATAATCGCGACATGGTGATTCCCTCGGGCAGCACGGCGCGCGCCTGCTCCTTGGCGATACCATTCGAGACCGCCCAGTCATAGGTGCTCTGGCACTGGTCGGCCACCTTTTTTTGCTCGTCGATCCACTGCTGCTGCAGGGGATGGTTGTGTTTATCCTCCAGGTCAATCGAGTTTTGGCGGTTTTTCTTGTCCTGCAGTCGCGCGTCCTTGTACTCGATGCCCAAGGCGACAGGCTCGGCGTACCGCTGCGAAAACTCTTGGAAAGAAAAGGAGCGGTGCCGCAGAATCTGGCGGCCAATGTCGCGCGTGGTATTAATCTCTAAACAGATGGACACCATCTCAAATGGCGACCAGTGGTTGTTTTTCATCAGATACTTGACCAGTTTTTGGTTGGTGGCCGTGTTCATCTGATTCGACGGGTTGGACACGCGGGCGCAGTAGCACACGGATTCCTCCAACTGCGAATGCGTTTCGCTGCCGCTACCACCGTCCTTACCCTGCGAGTGATTGACCAACTTGACCGACATTTTTCTTTTATTAATATATCATGTGAAATTTATTCATGTTGTTTTTTTATTTTTCGTTTTTTTATTTGTTAGACCGACCAAAAAAGAAAAAAGAAAAAGGTAAATAAAAGAATAATACTAAACAACAACAACAACAAGAAAGCATGGCGGGCGGGTTACTGAATTTAGTATCGACGGGCCAGGAAAATATTGTATTGAACGGAAACCCCACGAAAACCTTTTTTACCAGAACGTTTGCCCAATATACCAATTTCGGTCTGCAAAAGTTTCGCGTAGACTACGAGGGCGCCAAGACGCTCCGTCTCACGGAAGAGTCCACGTTTATGTTTAAGATTCCTCGGTACGCCGAGCTGCTCATGGACACGTACATTTCGGTGAATCTGCCGGACATATGGAGCCCCATTTTTCCGCCGCAGCCCACCGACGACAACTCGGGCAAGTGGGCGCCCTACGAGTTCCGATGGATTCAAAATCTGGGAGCCAAGATGGTCAAAGAGATTGCCATCACGTGCGGCAACTATACCCTGCAAAAATATTCGGGGGACTATTTGCTCGCCGAGGTCCAGCGGGACTTTTCCGACACCAAGCGCGCCCTGTTTGACCAAATGACGGGCAACACGTGCGAGCTCAACGACCCCGCCAACTGCCAAGACCGCGTAAACATGTATCCCAATGCGTTTTACACGAGCAATGTGGCGGGCGCCGAGCCGTCGATTCGCGGCCGCACGCTCTACATTCCGCTCAACAACTGGTTTGGATTAAAATCCCAGATGGCGTTTCCACTGGTGTCGCTGCAGTACAACGAGCTGCAAATGCACATTACTTTTCGCCCCGTGAATGAAATCTTTCAAATCCGCGACGTCATGGACCAAACCAACGATTTTCCGTACATTGCGCCCAATTTCAACACATACTACATGCAGTTTCACCGCTTCTTGCAGTCACCGCCAGACGTGGAGATCGGCATCAATTCGTATAGCGACACACGAACTAGTTGGAACGCGGATATTCACCTGAACTGCACGTATGGGTTTTTGTCCAACGACGAGCAGGATATATTTGCAAAAAAGAAGCAGAAATACCTGATAAAACAGGTCCATGAATCGGTGTTTCACAACGTCACGGGGGCGAACCGCGTGGAACTGGATGCCCTGGGAATGGTGTCGAGTTATCTGTTTTATCTGCAGCGGAGCGACGCCAATTTGCGCAACGAGTGGTCGAACTACACCAACTGGCCGTATAATTTTCTGCCGCACAACGTGGTGGCGGCGCCCGACACCAGTTCCATCGCGGTAAATGGTGGTAGCACCACAATAACGGGCATCGGGCCAGGCGTGGAACCAGACGGCACGCCGACTGGGCTTATGATTACGGGAGTATTGGCGCCAGACAACGTAAAGAATATCTTGGTGGATATGGGAATCTTGCTGGACGGCGAGTACCGCGAGAACATACAAGCAGCAGGCGTATACAATTACGTGGAAAAATACACGCGAACCCCTGGAAATGCCCCAGATGGATTGTATTCTTACAATTTTTGCCTGAATACGTCGCCGTACGACTTGCAGCCGTCGGGCGCCATCAACATGAGTCGGTTCAACACGATTGAATTCGAGTTTAATACCGTCATTCCAGCTCTGGACCCGCTGGCCCAAAGCATGAACATCTGCGACCCCGCGACGGGACTCGTGATTGGTGTGAATAAGCCGAGCTGGAGAATTTATGATTATAATTTTGACCTGCGCGTGTTTGAGGAGCGATATAATGTGATATATTTCATGGGCGGCAACGTCGGCATGATGTATGCCACGTAATAAGAAAAATAAAAATAAAAAAACATCATTGTAAAAAAATGAAGTATAAATCTTATAATCACCACAACATGAGATAAGGACAAGATACGAAAAATATGAACGCACTCGTCAACCACTTAACCGCTACGTGGATGAATTTGGGTAATCAGCAATTGTTTATTTCTACTGTAATTATGTGTAATATGATGAATTATTCCTGGTGTAAAAAGGAATACTCTAAAAGTAACAAGCGTTCTTACTTTGGCTGGAATAGCCAATTTAGACATTTCGTACAGTTTTATATTGAGGCCAGTATATTTAGTTATACACATGCCAATCTTCCAGAGTGTCTCAGACCGCTGAATTTATTTGGGCTAATGTATATAACCAATATACATAATTAAATATGGTAATGATTACAGTAACGAAATAAATGCTTTTTTGCCTTTACACCATGTAACGACGAAATCGAATAAGAAAAATAAAAATAATAAAATAAAAAATTGCAATAAATCAATGTTTATCGCGGGCGGGTATCACAAAACGGGGTCGGTATTATTCGAGGAAATATTGAAAAAATGCAATGAATTGCACGGCAATAAACTAACATATAATTTTTCCAATCATTTCGACCGTGTTCCAGACAAGATGGTGCACAACCACAGGGGAATCGTACTCGTACGAAATCCATACGAAATTATTTGCTCGGGGATGAGGTATCACCAGATTACTAATGAAAAATGGGTGCACGTGCACAGGCCAAAATGGAACACCACCTATCAAAAACAGTTGAAGAGTCTAAGTGAGGAGAACAAGTTGCTGTTTGAGATGAATCATTGCGCCAAAGATACGATTCATGCGATATACAACGACATGAAAAATAGAAATGCGAACAATACGGTTTTATTTATTCAGATTGAAGAGTTATACGACAAGGCCCATTTGCCCGACGTATGCAGAAGAATCGCACATCATTTGAATCATAATAATAGCGACCCTAACAATAATATAAAATGCGATAAATTATTGCAGGCGTTTCGGCAAAAATTAAAGGTGAATTTTCATCGAACGCAGGCGGTCAACGAATACACATATCCGAAATTATTCAAGGAACGGCATTATGCGGAATTCAAGGCCTTGTTTCCCGAGGATGTACTGCAAGTATTTGGATATGCCGCCATTTGAGTATGTTACTTACTGCTTATCCAGGTGCTCCATGGTAATGTTTAAATTATTCTTGGAAGATTGCAGCGTATTGAGCGCGTCCAGTCCAGCCAGCAATTCTTTGCCGCCGTCTAGTTTTAATTGCAGACATTGCTGCACCATGAGCATGCCAATGTATTCGTCCAAGTTAATCAGCGTGGTTTCGTATTCTTTTCTATATTTGGCAATGAGCAGGGTATCTTGCAATTCGACGGTTTTCGCCTTTATTTCGTCGGCATAACCAGCGGCCAGACCCGCTTCTCCGTTCCCCCCAGCGTTGGAAGACGCGGCAGCGGAAGTCAGTCCTTCCTTTTTGGTTCCAAGCATGGTGGCGAGAAAAATGACAAAAAAGAGCGCGATAATCAGCACAATAAAATCATTGTTTAGTCTCATCATGGTTGATGTATCCTTTTTAATTACAATTATTTTATTTAGGTAAAATAATTCAGAAAATTATTTCGAATGACCTAACAATATATTTTATTCCGTATCATGTATGCGTGATATTCTTCGTCTAAATATTGAATATCCTCTTGCAATACACGTATCTTTTTTTCCAAATACCGATATTCTACCATTTCCGCCTCGTCTTCATAATAAAGATGATATGGATGCCGATATGTTTGAAAATCGTTTTGCAGTTGTTTTAGTTTCGTTTCTTTCGCCAGTCTGATTTGTTTGTAATGGTTTACATGTCGTTGAATTTTATCAGAAATATTAGTATTATTCATTGGCTGTTGCTGCATATTGATGTAATCTGTTTATTTTGTTTATGATTATTTGTTATATTATTTCTTATATTTATAATTGGGAGGCATGTAATTTGTCACATATTCTACAATGGTAATTGGAGGCGGTGGTTGGATGCGGCAGCTTGAAACGGGGAGCAATATATCTGCGGGTTTTAAATCGATGGCTTTCAAATTCTTATTGTTGTTTTTATTTTTTGCAACAAGACGGTATACTGGAAATGTGACTCTGTTATGATTCATGGATGGCACATTAATATATACGAATTGCTGTTGCAAAGAATCCTGTTGGTAGCAAATAAACATTTTTTGGTTTGCAAATTGATGTGCCTCGGGTATAATAAGATTGGATATAAACATGGATGGGATTTTAAAATAATTCAGCAGCAGCCACATGTCAAACAGCACGGGGTAAAAGGTGTTGGTCAAAATAACGTCGCTCATTTGTTTCATCCCGCTTTTTACAAATTGAATTTCGGTTTTATTTTGTATTTCCTTCATTAATATTTGCATTATATTCTTCTTATAATCTGGAGTAATCATTAAAGATTCGTATAATCCAATCAACCTGTCCTTTACCATTTTCGTGGTAATGGTTTGCCCAAATAAAATATACACCAAATCCACGATTAGCCCGAGTCCACATCCTGGGTGCTGGTCATAGGGTATTTCCATATATTGGGAAGTGTCTTTAAAACATTGGGAGGCTAAAATATATGTGCTGCTAATGGGTTGAGATAGCGCATCACATGCGATGAATTCATTGACATTGTCGTCGTCGCTGTCTATTTGACCCGTTTTTTCAGCAGCCGCATCCATCAACGCCGCGTATGATTCTGGCGAACGATTATTTTGGTTGCCTGCATCGTCGTATGTATGTTTCAATATGTATGGATTTTGCACATTGTCCAACAGCGATTTGATATTTTTCAAATATTCGCGATTTTTATACAATAACTGCGATTCTAAAATTAGAATTTCATGCGGCTGCACCGCGTGCTCCAAGGTTTGAAACAACATAAATTGTTTTTTATTGAAAAACATGTGAGATATCTGTTTGAATCGTATCAATTCATCGGCCAATTTCGTGTAATATATTTGCTTGTTATCTCCCCTTGATAATAAATGCTCTTTGGGTAAAATAATTGCATTTGCATTTGCATTTGCATTTGCATTTGCATTTGCATTCTCGGAAATTAACTGAGCCGAGAGGTCGTCCATTTTGCTAAACTGAACGGCGGGATTTCCTATTTTTTCCAGCATATTTTTCACCGTTTCCAGTTGCGCGGTATAATAGGACAAAGAATCGGTGCATTGCCGATGAAGGTTTTCGTATGCGTCGCTCTTTAAAACCAAATCTCGCATGGTATTTTTGAAAAGGTTGTAAAATTTAGTATCGAGTGTTATGCGATTCATATAATTCACGCGTTCCTTGTCTTTTTCATCGGATAATTGCGTCTGTAAATTCACTTGATATATTTCGGCCACGTCTGGTCGTTCTTCTGTTAAAAAATGAGGCAAAAAGGGGGGGCTCTTGGGTTTGGAAAATGGCACAAACATGTTATAGCTGGAAATAAAAAGACCGATTGCCTTTTTTGATGTATCCACCACCTGAACAATATCCGAATAAGAAATGTTTTTTGTTAGGTCGTGGTAAAATGCAATGGATTTATCATATGGTTGGGGCGAAAGTTCGTTGATAAAAATCAATGGCGGATAGGATTCCATCGAATGCGGCGGCATTGCATTGGAATTGGGATAAAAAGACGATGCCGCACAAGGAATAAATCCGACAAAAGATGTCTTAGTCTTAGTGCCTGATGATGCGGCCATAACACCCACGATTTGTCCCACGAAATTCATGACCAATTCTTGCAACAAATAATTATTTTTTTGTAGTTGGTGCAATAATTCCGCAATGGGCTGCCGTTTTGCGTTGCCCGACGACACGCATTGATGTTGGAAGGTTGGTACGATGACTTGACGAATAATGTTTCTCATAAAAAGTATGCTGGTATCGAAATAAAAATATTTATACACATTTTGAATCATTTGTTTTTTCGAGATTATTTCTTTTTTATGGAGATACATGGGTTCAAAATAATGATTGTGCGACATGAGCATGAAATAGGTTGGTTTCTTGGCATCAAAGGCCGCGACATTGGAGGAATGGTTTGTGGGGCACACCAACCCGACTTGATTCAGGTCTTTGTCCATTTCTAAAATACATAAATTCATGCCTTCTTTAAAAAAATGAGCGTTTGGACTACATAAAATGTCCCATAAATAGGTGTAGTCCACGTGGCTTTCTGGGTCGACCAAATATTCTCGAAAATTTTCAAACGATTGCATGGCACGAATTACAAAATCATGAATTAACGGATTTGTTAGGTGAACCTTGGATAAAAGGACGGAATTATATTTCGTCACGACATCTCGCACCGATAAAGTTGCGCGATTTATTTTTTTGCCAAAAGAATTAAATACGGCAAATAAATTTCCATTTTGGGCCAGTAAAAAGTCATCCAATCGAACATGTTTTGCCAAATAGTCGCACATGTTGGGCACGCTCAAGACGTCGGACGATGCTTTCTGATAAAAAAGCATGTTTGCGACCGCGGCAATGAAAGATTTATTGGGAGAATTTTCCACACCATATCTCAACATGCAGTTGTAATTCAAGGAGGAATTAATGGTTGGGTTTTTTTCTTGGGTGCACACCGAGGTCACATTATTTAAAAATTCTTGCAACACGCTGGGCAAATATCCCCAGCGTTTATTGGGGAGGGGAACGCTGCTGTCCGACCCCAAGATATAAATATTGTCGGCCGCCTTTTGGAGAGTGTGGGCCAAGCTGTCTGCGATTTCCAGGGTTTTTTCTTTCCGCGTTTCTTCTTTTGTTTTTTCCATTCTTTCTTCCTTTTTATCCTCTTGTTCTCCTTGACATTCTTTCTTTTTTTCCATGTGTTTCTTTCCTATTTTTTTAAAGCAGCAAGGCGAGCAAAATCCGTTTTGCAACCTGCTCGAATTAAAGCCTGGAAACAACGTATCGTCCCCATACGGTAAATATACGTGTTTATTTCCCCGTTTTTTAATGTCGGTAAAGATGGCTTGTTTTACATCGGTTATCGCCCCGCATTTTCCCTGCCGAATATCTTCGTCGGATACGGGGCCTTCTTGCCCTTCCTTCATGCAATAATATTTGGGACAAGAAAAATATAATGCGTCGCCGTGTGCGTCGTTTCCGTATTGTAGCAAATCTTGCTGGGGATTTTTTATTTTTTTATTTTTTTCCAACACTTCTTTTTCCAGTTTTGTTAGGATGAGCGGCTCGTTGTTCTGACAGATGCGGGAGTATTTGTTTAATTTCAAATCCATTTTGGTGATGTTCTCTTTGAATAAATCGGGCATGATTCGTTTCATTTTGGTCACAAACGGGTTTCTGTCCCCCACGCTGCCTCCTCCTCCTTCACTTACAGTATCGCCGCCAAACATTTCCAAATCGTCCATCAAGTCATTTCCATCGTCGTCGTCGTCGTCGGAATCCCATGCGTCCGAATAAATATCGTCGTCGTCGTCCTCGTCCTCGTCCTTTTCCGCATCTTCGGACATGTCCGCAACGACCTCGTCCTTTTCCGCAACGACCTCGTCCTTTTCCGCAGCAGCCGCAGCATCCAACAATAGAAAATCCTGCGCTGCGGTGCCGCGACTCAGCTGGTAAAAAATCGCCTTGAAATATATTTTTAGGACATCCAAATAATAAACGCTGTTGATTTTTGTGATGCTCATTTTATTGTCCTCAAACACAATGGGAAATCCAACTCGCTTTAAATTCGATACTTTCGCATACATCATTTTGTTTCGCGCCGTTGCCCGAATTTTCACGTCGGTTTCATCCACGGGTTCTGGCTGAATTAACTCGGCAAGAATTGGATGATTTTTATTTGTATTTGTTTTGATTGCTTGGCGAATGGGTTTGTCGTAAAAGAGCGCATACGAGATGGCGTCCACGGTGACGTTGGATGCATACAGGGCGACTGCCGATTCAAAGGCGATGGAATAAAACGATTTCAGCAGCGGCTGAATTTCGGCTAAAATCGGCTGCAATGCGAGATCTACAATTTCCTTCACGTCGTCCGCGTCGATCAAAGAGGTGAATATTTCATATGGATAAGTGGAAGACACCGAGATGCTGCCGTCGGCGTAAATCTCGCACGAAAGGTAATAATGATTTCTTTTATATTTTAATTTGTGCACATAAATGGACAGGGATTTTTTTTGCCGCTGCATGATGAACGTGTTGATATTTTCTTTGGCTAAAAACGGAATCTTTTCGTTGTCGGTTGTGACGGCGGCGCTGTATAATTTATAGATGGACCCTTTTTCGGTATCGTCTTCCATGATGAATTCATTGTTGGGTTCTATTGCGCCCAAACTGCGAGAACTAGTTCGAGGGTTATATTTTATCAGCGGATGCTGCTCGGAGCTAACAAATTGCTTAAAAATGGTAAACAGCGGGAATTTCACCGTTTTGATGGGGTGCACTGTGACGCGAAATTGCTCAACACCAAAAGCAAACGGGTTCTTGTAATCGGCGGGATATTGCATACCGTATAATTCGTCGGCGATACGCATCGAACGGTGCAATTGTTGTATTTCGCGCGCTGTCGGTTCGGGCTTTTTTAGCAACGGAAAATACCACTTTTCTTTTGGTTCGGACAAGGTCCTTACCGCATCTTCGGACAATGCTTTTCCCACATCTTCGGACAAGAAATCGGACAAGAAATCGGACAAGGTGTTTATCCAAACACAATAAATCGTGTCATCAACAATGGTACCGTTCTCGGAAAACGTCTCAAAAAGCATGTAGGGATTTCGGTTCACGGGTTTGAGCATGATGCGGTCATCGTGGCGCCACTCTAAATAGGGGTCGGCGACGGCAAGGTGTTTTTTGGCGATTTTCATAAAGGTGCTGTGCTGTCCGATTTGCTTGGTAATCGTGGCGCGTGTCTTTGTTTCCTCTTTATTGATTGATTCCTTATCAATGGAATCTTTTAAAAAGACGCGCGACAGTAATGCTTCCATGGTAAATGCCTCGTTTTTATTAATGGATAAACCAAAGTTGGCCAGGAAATTGGAGGCGTAATCAAAGGAAATGTTGCGGGTGCGTCCGTCGTTGTCTGCAGAAATCATTTGCTTTAGTTTTTCCAAATACACGGTTTCTTTCGTGTGCCCAAACAAGTACAAGTCGTTGGATTTTAATCCAGTAATGTGGGGGAGTGAAACTCGGCTCGCAACCTGATCCAAAATCTTTTGCTTGATGATTTCCACCGTATCGTCTATATAAATAAACGTATCGGTGTAATAGACGTTTTTTTTATTTTCTTTTTCTTTTTTGTTAGATGTGGCACTACTTGGTCCATTAAATACCAAGGTGAAATCCACGTCGTCGCGGCTTTTACCAAGGAACTTGACTTGATATATACGCGACATGTTAGTCTGTTATATATTACGATAGTATTTTTTTAATTTGATTTCGAATAATAGAAAAAATATATTGGAATACTACTGAGTGATTCATCTTCCAATAGTTTGATAAAAATATGCAAACCAGGCACGTGTCCTAACAACTATACATGCAAACGAAAGACGAAAAGATGCGACCCAACAAAAACTAAAAAAAGACGAAACAAGAGCAAGAGCAAGAGCAAGAGCAAGAGCAAGAGCAAGAGCAAATAAATGCAAGCCAGGCAAGTGTCCCAAACATCAAGCATGTTCAAGAAAGACTAAAACATGCAGAAAACGAAAACGCGAAAAAAAGAGCAATTCAGTGAGCCCTTCTGTTAATAAAAGCCAGTCCATCAGTAAAAGTAAATCAAAAAGCAAGTCCATCGCAAAAAAAGCCAATGCAGTTGGCATGATTGTGTTTAAAAATCCATTGTACGTGGTTGGGGCGTGTTTGAGCGCGTGGACGCACAGGCAATTCATCCGCAAACTCGGCTTGAATATTCAGTTGATTGTCATGGTGGATGACGTCATATATCAGTACAAGGATGAACTGAGTAAATACTTTGACCGCGTAGAGTTAATCCAAATGAGAGAGATGAAATTGAATCCCGATTACAAGGTTATTCATAAATATTCCGAGTGGATGAAGAATTCCGTCACCAAATGGGAGATACTTCAATACGACGAGTACGCGAAAATTCTGTTTATCGATGTGGATATATTGCCCATTAAACCCGAGTTTTACAATGTGTTTAAAATGGACACGCCAGGTATCGTGGTGAAAGGAATGAACGAGCAACAGAACCAGGTAATACCACCCGAGACATTTTTGAATAATATATCGGTGGATCCGAGCGAGTATTACAATTTATCTTTGAAACTAAAAAACTCGCTGGACGCTGGCTTTGTGCTGTTTACACCAGATAAAACGCTGTACGACGAATATTTCAAGTTTCTCAAGGTGTGCGAAGGAACGGCGGGATATATATCGTCATACCACTCTAGCGTGGACGAAACTACGCTGCTGCTCTTTTTCGTAGTGTATAAACAGATGCCCGTGCACCACATTCCGTACGATTATGCGGCGATTCCGTGGGAAAAATTCGCCTATAATAAAGCCAATGTCAAGGGCGTGAATTTCCTGTCCATGGTGAAACCGTGGGTAAAAGTGCCGATGATTCAGTGGGCCGACGAAAACATCTGGCACGACATTGCTAGAAAAGCGTTTGTCCACAATACCGTGTTGCAACGGCTGCATGCCAAGTATCTAATAGAATATCTATACACGTTTTACCACACTTGGAAAAAGAATATTCACAAGGGCAACTCGCCGTACAACATGGAATGCGTCAAGTCTAACAAACTGAAATATAAAACATTTCGGTTGTTTGACTACTTGAAACGGGTTCATCAAGAACGGCTGTCGCCGCAGCAGATTAATTATATCCTGGCAGAAAATGCAAAAATACACGCCGAAATGAATAAGAAATTGCTGATTTCTTTCACCGAATTGGACAAGCTTTGACTAACTTGATTTTTAAGAATCCATGTTTTCGTAAAACGCTTCTTGGCCGCGTAGATGGGAAAATACACCAAGATCCCAAATGGATTGACCGCGTCATGGCCAAATACGAGCGTAAAGGCCCTGCGAACATATCGTATCCTATTGCTCCTTTAACCGATGATGAAAAATAATCAAAGGTAACCCAGCTGCTGTTCATATTTAGGAAATAAATTCTTGTTTTTGACCACCTTGTGTTTGGGGATAGCGTGCGGTTTTATTTTTTTGGGATCGAATGTTTTCGCGGTTTTAATGGCTTTATAGGTGTGAATGTTGAGCGGATATGGCACTCCATCCTTGATTTCGAGGTTGCCCGCGGCCTTGATGCGGTCCATGGTGGCGTCAAAATGGTTCATCAGGTCTTCGTATTTGATGAGGAGATAGTGTTTTACCTTTTTAGGCATATCTTCCACCAAGAATCGGAGTTTGGTGTGCCGCATTTCGAAAATATTCTTGTAGCGGTGTTTGGTGTAGAGATGTACGTCGGGAATTATAACGCCCAATTCGTCGCTCGGCAACGAGTAAAAGGCCCCGTTTAAAAATCGATAGGCGTTGTGGTTGTGGTTGTTTCGTTGGGCCACGATATTATTTTTCAGGCTCGAGGGAAGAGGTTTAGGGCATAAATGCGGGGGCAAGTGATGCAGGTGCCGATAGAACGAATTGAGCCATTCCGTGGGATCGCGGACAATGCCGACAAACAGCGTGTCGTCTGCGTCTGCTCCCGACAAATCATTAAAGCCGAAAAAATGCTTTCGGCCGAATTCCCAGGTGACGGTCGCGTTAAAATTGCGGGTGATGAGCCCCTCCAAATAATTGGTCCCACTACATCGTTCGCCGTAAATCGTAAATTTATTGACCATTTAATATATAAGGATATTTAATTTATTTTACAATGGAAGAAAAATAAATTAAATATCCTTATATATTAATTATGACCAGATACGCCAAGACATCCACGGGAAAGTACAAAATTAAGGGAAATGTGTACCCCAAGTTAGTCGGAAGTAGGGCCCAGGTGTGGCACGGGACCGCGTATAAAACCACGGGCGATTTAACCAAGCACAATTTGATGAAAAAATCCAAGAACGGCCGCATCATCTCTAGCAAAAAGCACAAGTCCGCCAAGCGCGACAACCGCCTGGTGAAGCACGGATATGGTGCTCAAAAGGGCAAGTTTGGCATGGTTCGTTTGTCTAAAGGCAGACGTACCAAGAGACGCCGTGGTGGCTTCAACATTGGTACATTGAATCCCGCGCCTGTTAGCGGCATGGCCGACGATTCCATGAGCACGGATGCCCTGCAGTTAGAGGCGGGCATGGCTGGAGGCCGTCGTCGTCGTCGTCGCAGCAGCCGTCGGCGTAGTCGTGGTGGTAAGAGACGCCGCACCCGTCGTACCCGTCGGCGTCGTGGTGGTAAGAGACGTCGTCGTAGCAGTCGCAGAGGTGGCTTTAGCATTGGAACACTGAATCCCGCGCCCGTGAGCGGCATGGCCGACAATTCCATGAGCACGGATGCGTTGCAGCTGGAAGCGGGCATGGCTGGAGGTAAGAGACGCAGACGCAGTAGCAGAGGTGGTAAGAGACGCAGACGCAGCAGCAGCAGACGCAAGCGTAGAGGTGGTCGCAAGAGCCGTCGCAGCAGCAGACGTAGACGCCGTTAAATGATTGTAGCGGCATCAATAACTAACAAATAATTTAATATTACATTATTTTTGAAATAATATAACAATAGTATAATACTTTGATGCCTTATTCGAGCAATCCCAACAGCATGACGGGTGGTCCGTTTGGCACGACCGCGGCCACCACCAATACGGGTTTTTTCACCGACAATACCAATCCGTCGTCCGTAAACTGCAATGCGTTACCCGAACCGTCTTCCAACGTGGTCGCTGCAAGCGGGAAATGGGCTGGAGGCCGACGTAGTACCAAAAGACGCAAAACTAGACGTAAAAAGAATACCAAACGACGTCGTTCTCGTAAGCATAGACGGTCTGGAAAAAAACGTATCCTAAGAAGGCGTCGCACTAAACGTGGCGGAACAACTAACAATGTTCCGAATACCCCGAGCTATGCGACGGGGACCGCGTTGCCCTATAATTTGTCTGCCTTGGCCAACCCAGTGCCGTATTGGAAATTGGACAATAATACCAACTGTGCGGATAATTACAATCATTTCACGGGCGGCAAAAGGCGAAAGAAGCGTAAAACGCGCAGCAAGCATAGCAAAAAGCGTGTAAGGCATGTTCTAGGAAATTGGTATTTTCCAAAAAAAAGAAGCAAAAAGCGTAAAGGTAGACGCGGTGGCTGAGGCCCCGCCGTGGATGTCGTCGCAACGACGGGAATGACGGGCGGATGAGGCTCGCACCCCCAAATGTAACATGTAACACGTAACAAACAAAAACCAAAAAAAGCAAACGCAATAATGGATGACGAGGCCTTAAAAATAAAAAAATGTTGCCTCCGATAATTATGGCAAATTGTCTTTATATCATTTTTGCAATTTTCGAATCGTTTTTGGCCGAATTACAAAAAAAATGATTTAGAAAAAACACACCATATATAGTCAATAGTATAAGATAATGGCCGACACGATTCTCAACGCTTCCCACTTTGACCTTGGCCTCGTGTCTTATGGCACCAAGAAGGTGAATGACCGCGGTGGGTGGAACATGAACATTATGAACAAGAGCATCCGTTCTGGTCTGCGTTTGTCCACGCCCATGATGCTTACTTGGGGCGCGAGCGATTATACGGACCCAGACACTGGTGAGAGCGACGGCAAGTACAGCATGGCTCTCCAGTTTCCCGAGGAGGAGTATTCTAATCCCGAGTGCGAGGCGTTTTTGGAGAATATGGTTGCGCTGGACCAGAAGATTAAGGACGACGCCCTGGCCAAGTCCAAGGATTGGTTCGGCAAAGACCACAAGGTTCCAGAGGTCATTGATGCCCTGTATTCGCCCATGCTCAAGTATCCGCACATCAAGGGAACCAAGGAGCCCGATTATAGCAGAAAGCCGACGCTGAAGCTAAAGATTCCTTGCTGGAAGGACGCGTTTAATGTCGAGGTGTATGACGAGGAGAGCCAGGCACTGTTTCCCAATTCGGAAACCAACCCTGCCACTTGCAAGGACCAAATTAAGACGTATTTAGCACGAACCAACGTGATGTGCATCATTCAGTGCGGTGGCGTCTGGTATGCGAATGGCAAGTTTGGCGTGACCTGGAAGCTGATGCAGGCGGTGATTCAGAAGCCGCGCGAGATTGTCCAGGGTAAGTGTTTGATTAACTTGGGCGCGAGCGACAAGGCCAAGTTTGCGGCACAGCCTGCTGCCGATGCCGAGAACGAGGATGCGGGCAACGACAATGTGGGAATGGAGGTGGTGCCCGATTCCGAGAATGAGGATGAGGATTCAGTTGCACCAGAAGAGGCAGCGGCGCCTGCCGAGGAAGTAGTGGCACCTGAGCCTGTGCCTGTACCCGACCCCGTGCCTGTCGCAGCGGAGAAGAAAGTGGTTCGCAGAACTAGAACTACAAAGGCGTAATAAACGTAAATAATATAAATATAAATAACATAAAAATCAAAGACTAAATCTAAATCTAAACCTAAATAAAAAATAATTGAATCAACTATTTTTTCGTCAACCTGCATTTATTTACCTTTCAAATCATCCAGCACGTTTTTGTACATGTTGCTCGTGTTGGTAATGTGTCCCGCCAAGATGGACGATTCGTACATGTGTTTTAGCACGTCGTCTGGGGCGACCGATCCGCACCGAATGATGCCTTTTTTAAGCAGGTCGTGTTTGATATCGTGGATTTTCGCATTCTGGATTTCCTTTTTGGCCTGGATAATATCCTTTCGGGTTTTCGCATTTTTCACCAAGACCCCCACATTATGCTTGGTCCTGCCGAGTGCCACCTTGCGCTTGCGAATGATTTTCACCGCGTTTGGCTCTCTATCTGTACTAATATTTAATGTCCCGTTCATTGTCGTCGCAACGCTGAGTGAGGGTCGATGTTTTTGCGTTTGATTTACCCAGTCGCGATACAAAGGCTTGGTGCCGCCTTTTAAATTGCTAAACGGAGGAGGGTCTTGAATATTACCATTACCTGTAGATAAGGGCATGTGTTTCATGGTTTTGTTCAAGTTGGCTTTTTCTGGATTAATTTTGGACAAGTATTGCATGGCATCGGTAAGGTGGTTGGTGGGCGGATTTACTGGAGTGGCCATTGCGTTGGAAAAAGTAGCCATCGCATTGACGGGGGCAAAGGTCGTTGGTTTCGCGGCGTTTATTTTCTTCAGAGCCGCGTCGCTGTGGATTTTCTCGATGCCGCCCATTTCATCTGCTTTGTGCGACTGAATACGCTGCACTAGATTATTTTTAATGGTGTTGACGGTTTTGTTGGATAGGTGGGGCTCTTTTTTCTTGCGCGTGCTAGCGCGTCTTTTCTTGGCCTTGAAGAAATCGGCGGAAAATTGAATTTGTTTCACGTTGTCCTTGTCATTTTTTTCGCTCATTCTTTTATTTGTTTTGTTCGCTTCAATATATTATACCAGAGTAAATTTTGGAAAAATAACCAATAATACATAAAATGTTGCTTTATAATAAATGGTGAAACGGAGTACCAAGGTGAAACGGAGTACCAAGGTGAAACGGAGTACCAAGGTGAAACGGAGTACCAAGGTGAAACGGAGTACCAAGGTGAAACGGAGTACCAAGGTGAAACGGAGTACCAAG